CTGAACAGGCTGTCGGTGAACTTGAGGGGCAGAATTTCCAACTTCTGGAAGAGGTTGAAAACTTAGAGGCTTCTAAGGAGGAGGCATTTGTCTCATCGGAAAAAGCTATCGTTGTATCTCTCGCTGATAGAGAGATTAACGAAGAAAGAGTTCATTCTAGTAATGAATTTTTAACGGATGAGGTCATGAAGTTCATGCCCTTCTCTCAATCTTAATATAAGGATAAATTAATATGGATATAATGCATTGCACTGATGAAACGCTTGTCCAGAAGTGGGAGCCTGTGCTTGAGGGTATTGATAATGACTATACTCGTAGAGTGACTGCCCAACTTCTTGAAAACCAAGCTAAATCAATCGTTGAAGATAAACTTAACATGAATGAGGCTATTTCCGCTGCGACCACTACAACTGGTCAACTCGGAACTTTCCAAAAATTTGCGTTTCCCCTAGTTCGTCGGGTTTACCCGAAACTTTTAGCCAACATGCTTGTTGGCGTTCAGCCCATGCAGGGACCTGTTTCTCAGGTGTTCTATCTGGGTAACGACCGCGCTTCTGGTTCTGACATTCAAACTGTCTACAGCAAGTTCAACCTGACCTACAGAGGTCTGACTGCTTCTAGCATTGGTTCTCTGTCTGCTGGAACAGATGGTGTAACCCTAGGCGATGCGGGAGGGAACCCAGGGTATCCCGGTACATTTAATCTTGATGCTGGTCAAGGTACTAGTAATGGTCTTGATGGTGATCAAGCGCAAAGCGGTTTCGATGTGTCCAATGTCTTGGCTGCTGGCCTGTCTGGTGCTGAACCCTTCCAGGGTGCTGGTGCTGGTTCTGGTACTATGGGTGGTCGAATTGCTGCCTTCCCCAACGCTAATGCTGTGATGGGTTATAACCTGTCTGGTGGTGAGCGTCTTACGGGAACTGGTATTCCTGAAATGACCTTCCACATCGAGCAGGAAGCTGTTGTGGCTAACACTCGTAAGATGAGAGCCCTTTGGACTCTTGAGGCTTCTCAAGACCTTAAGGCTTATCACAACCTTGATCTTGAGCGTGAGCTTACGGATCTTCTTTCGAAGGAACTTCAGCTTGAGATCGACCGTGAACTCATTGAAGATCTTCGCATGATTGCTTACGGTCGTCACAAGACGAACGAAGGTGGTGTTGATCTGAGATTAACTGACAATGATTACATTGATCTTGGTAACAGAAATAACGGAATATTCCCTGGCTTGGATAGTGCTGCGGCTACTACAACTTTTGTTCCAGCCCAATTCACCTACGACTTCAATGGAGCGCAGGGTACGGGAGCAGATACTGCGCTTGGTTCTGCGAAGCAAGCTTCTAATATTTTCGTGATTGATTTCAGTCAGTCTTCTCTTAGCCTGTATCCTCGTCATGTTGGCGAAGTGTATGCTAACTTGCTGGCGATTATTAACCTCGCTTCGCAAGATATTTACCGTACTACTATGCGTGGTCCAGGTAACTGGCTTCTGACCTCTCCGCTTGTTGCTTCTCTGCTTGAGAGTGCTTCCAAGCTTGAAGGTGGTATTCAGAGTGGTGATGGTCCTACCAACATTGGTAGAAACTCTATTGAGTATAAAGGTAAGTTTATGGGTCGTTACGATCTATATGTTGATCCTATGTATCCTCTTGATGAAATTCTTATAGGCTACAAAGGTGCTAACGCTATGGATTCTGGGTATTGCTATTGCCCATACATCCCTCTCCAGCAACTGCCTACCATCGTTGATCCAGAGACCTTCCAGCCCAGGAAGGGTATCTTGACTCGCTATGGTAAAGTTACCATTGAACCGTACAACCGATTCTACAGAATCATTCGTATTATTGGTCCTACGAGTAACTACCTGTTCTCACCGTTCGCTCAGAATACGACGAGCCTGGGAACTGCGGGTGACTGATTTAAATTAATTTAAATTAACATGAGGGTCAGAAGAAATTTTGTTCTTCTGGCCCTCATTCACTTCCTATATACAATAGGGTATTCATGTATAAATATAAAAGTAAATGTAGATGGAATATGCTTATTCATTTGGAGAATGAGATTATTGAAATTCGTCCAGGTGAATTATTTGAATCAAAAACTTTTGTGAACTCTAGATACTTACAAGTACTTAGTAGTCCTATAGTAAAAAAGAAAGGTCGGCCAAAAAAGATAGTAGTAGAAGAAAATAAGGAAGAATTAAATGGCAGCAGCAGCTAGAGTTGATCCCAGATTGTTGGGGTATGGAGATACCTTTGGTTCCTATGGAGGTAGGGACTTGGGGGATACGGATATATTTTCTACAGCCATTGATAGTTCTAAACTTAATACAGGAACTCTATCAGATCCAGTAGATCTAACTAGATTTGAAACTACTATTAGAGATTTTGTTCTTGCTCGTTTAGGGCATCCAGTTGTTAGAGTAGAGCTAACAGATTTCCAAGTTAAGACTGCAATAGATGAAGCAATAACTAATCTAGATTATCATGCTCCTTTTTGGTGCGAACAACAGGCTGCATTTGAATGTTCCGCAGGACAAAACAGGTACTTACTACCGATGCACATAGCTAACAACCTTAGTTATGTGGTATACAAGAAATCTTTGTTGAGCATTCAGAACATGACAGGCACTTTGGAGAATGATTTCTTTATTAAATACTTCCAGGACAACTTCTTATTCAGTAACTTTAGTATCTCAGACTTCTATCTGTTACAGCAGAGTTTAGAGATGATGAGAAAGGTTTTAGGTCAGGAAGGAGCTTGGGATGTAATTAATGGCAATGTTCTACAGCTATACCCCACTCCTGTACAGAACAATCAGACCTGTATCCTAGTTTACAGAGCTTTGGATGCAGGAACCTTACACCCTTACTACAAGAACTGGATTCAAAGATTTGCTTTAGCTGTGTCTAAAGGAATTCTTGGAGAGGTAAGAGGGAAATATAAAACACTGCCTTCCCCTGGTGGAGGAGCAGCATTAAATGGACAAGCTCTGTCAGATCAGAGTGTAAAAGAAAGAGAAGTTCTTAAAGAAGAACTTCTTTTCGAAATTGAAGAACCTCCAGTGTTCACTATGTATTAGGAAAGTATTATGAAAGAGTATAAAAGATTAGCAAATGTTCTAGCAGAAGCTTTAAGAGTTGAGGATGAAGAGCCTAAAAGCTCTAACGCTTATGTAATGGCATTAAACACATTAAAAGAAGACTCTAGAAGCGGAGGCAGATATGGTAGCAGCCCACATGGAGGACGGCCCGTGGGAGGTTTACAAGATCCCGTTGGAAAAATACCAAGTAAGCTCAGAAAGGAGAGACTGAGGAAAGAGGCTTTAGCAGCGCACGAAGCTTCGCCGTCTCAAAAGAAATCTCTTGCGTCTGTGATTGCTGCTCAACCTCACAAGAAGAAGTAGGTAAATGGCTAAAAAAAATTGGAAAGTAACGACTAAATTACCTGAGCTTCCTGACCTTGATGGTGAGGATAGTATTCTTAGTCTATTTGATCAGAACAACGCTGACATAAATCTTTTCAATTTGGTTGACGATGAAATGATTCGTCTTGGTGGTTCTAAATTTTACTTCTACAAGTACTATCAGTCTGATGATTTTGATGAAGTATACATGGAATCTAGGAATAAGCCTATAGCTAAAACTCCTCTCATTGTGCATGGTCACTATGAGCCTGTATCCTTAAGTGAGAACCTGACCCAGTTCGGTATTGAACTCACAAATGATCAGCTTTTCACCTTTAATAAGAGCTACATTGAACGCAAGCTTGGTAGGGCCGTAATACCTGGGGATGTGGTCAAACCTGAATTCCAGGAGCAAAATTATGAGATTTTCGAGGTTGTTGAGGACAGTTTCGAGGCTTATGGGGTATACCACCTAGTCTGCTCTGCTAAACTCCTTCGTGACGCTCCCGATGTGCAGGATCAGCCTCTCCCTCAAGTTAGTGATGAGCTAGGAGGCTATGGGGGTGGCATAGATGAGTTCTAAGATTGGAGAATGGGTACAAGCCTCCATCCCTTATCCTACTAATACTCCTGCAAAGGGAGCAATAGGTTTTACTAGCACTACTACTACTGAAGTAACCTCTATAGGTATTTCTCAATATGATACAGATGGAGTTTTACAAAAAGATTGGCTAGAATCAATTAATGTAGATTCCCTAATAGATTTACAAGGAATAATGGTTGGTTCTAATGCTTTATCTACTTGGACTATTCGCGTTTCAGGGGAACCTACTGTTTATACTTCAAATAGTGGGTATTATAATTTTCCAGTAGGATCAGTATCGGCTACACAATCAGGATTTAATGTAGGGGTGGGGGGATCCATTACACTTTTGGGACCTACTTATGGAGGATCGTTATCATTTAATTTAGATTCAGATAATGTCACTATCTCAGAAGAGTCTACCTTATCTGGCGTAACCAGTAGGAGTGAGCAATGGAATACTAGAGAGGGAGATATTAGAAAAAAAATGTATCGAATGACACAAGCTGAAAATAATATCTCCTTTATATATAAAGAATTACTTAGGAGCATGATAGCTTCTTTTAGTGAGTTAGGTTACATAAGTTCAGAAGAGAAATTTATAAAAATTAAGTGTGTTCATGCAAATGCGGAAAGAACTATAGCTAAATTAAAACAGGATAATAACATTATTCTCCCTATTGTTTCTATATCTCAAACTATTTCTAATAATAATAAAAATAGAAGAAGAGCAGAAAATGTTCTGGTACAAGAGAAGTACTGGGATGAAGAGAAGAATAGAGCTTTTAGAGTGCTTAGTTTTGCTCCGAGAGCAGTAGATATTATGTACCAATTAAATATTTGGACTAAATACATGTCTGACATGGACCAAATTTTAGAGCAAGTAAGACTTAAATTCAATCCTGATATGGAAGTTCCTACAAAGTATTCTACTCTAGTGAAAGCTTACATTGATACTGAGGAGGATTCAGGTAAGCTTACTGCTGAAGATAAAGAGGATAGAATTATCCAAAAAACAATAAACATTGTTGTTGAAGCATATATTCCCAGCCCTAAATTCCTAGTAACTTCTAGTGGGAAAATAGAAAAATTCTTGATCGGATGTTAATGTAATGCCAGGAGTTGAACGAAAAGGCGATATTGCTACTTGTGGAGATGCCAATACTGGGTCTGATACAGTATTTGCAAATGGTAAAGGAATAACCAGGGCAGGGATAGATACAGCGGGTGGGCTGATTAATGGAGGAAGCGAGAGTGTTTTTGCAGAAGGATATAATGTTTCTTTACTTGGGGATTTAATTGATACTCAC